CTAGTGAACTGACCTGGAGCGCATTTCTAGCACATAAACTAGAAATGAAATATATTTGCGTGGCTCAGGGAGGTTGGAGTAATCCTGCTATTGCTAGGAACATTATTAACACTGTTAGTTCTCTAGACCAGCGCAAAATAGAACATGTAGTAGTGGTTATGTGGAGTTTCCCCACACGGTTTGAGTTTAGGTTTAACTATGATACACTGGAACGAGACAGTCCCTGGTATAGTATTAGTCCCTGGACACACGAACGAAATCAAAGTGTCATACTAGAAGCCTTTCAAAATTTTAAAGATGATATCTTTAATCATTACAAGAAAAGTCAACTAATAGCGCAAAGCACAGGACTAGCAGACTTCAGTGAAGTATATTATAAGCATGTAGGCAACAGCAAATACTGGGAAACATACAGCACTCTTAAAGAAATAGTTTATTTACAGGATTGGTTAAAACAGCGCAACAAAAAATATATTTTTACCTACGTAGATGAGTGTATTTTTAATAAAAATGTGCCCTGGGACGCTAGTATTCAAAATCTATTTGACAGCCTGGACCAGAGTAATTTTTATCACTTTCCTGGTTTTTTCAAATGGGCAGCAGATGGTGGTTATCCGTTTTACACTACACACCCTTGTGAAAGCGCCCACACAGATTTTGTAAATAAGTTTTTATACAAATTTGCTCATGAAAAGTTCAAATAGTATACTATAACTCTAGATTAACATTGTTAAATATTTTTGAAAGGGGGGCATATGCTCTCAACTCAAAAATTTAGCATCTGTCCTCATTTTTTAACAGGAGGACTAATTAATGAGCCGACGGACAAAACACAAGTCTAAGGACACAAACATTGTTAACATTAACGAATACATTCAGCGCAAAACCAAAGTGCTACTCATACCCAGAAATTTAAATCAGGAAAACTACATAACAAAACTATTACATCCAAATAACGTTATCGTATTTGGTGTAGGTCCTGCGGGTACTGGTAAAACAATGCTTGCTGTATTGGCAGCCCTTAAAGAACTCAAAGAGCGCAGTGTAGAACGTATAGTCATTACAAGACCAGCAGTGGGTGTAGATGATGAACGACATGGTTTTTTACCCGGAGACTTAAATCGGAAAATGGAACCCTGGACTCGTCCTATATTTGATGTTATTCAAGAATATTATTCCCCCAAACAAATCAAGGAGATGATTGATGAAATGGTTATCGAAATATCTCCACTTGCTTTCATGCGAGGTCGTACCTTTAAAAATTCATTTATTATTGCAGATGAAATGCAAAATGCTACACCTAATCAGATGAAAATGTTGCTAACCCGTATAGGAGAAGGCAGTCGCATGGCGGTAACCGGTGATATTCAACAAACTGATCGTAAAGAAGCGCAAAATGGACTAATAGATTTTAGAAATTTGTTTAACTGTTATGCTAATAGTCAGTATATTCAGTTTGTGAAATTTAATTACACAGATATAGAAAGACACCCAGTTGTAAGTGAAATACTTTCTATATATGGCGATAAATAACATATAAACTAGTTTTGAGGAGCCCAAAACATGGCTAACTATAAAATTGTCTTTGAACTTCACCAGCAACAAGCTGGAGATCAAAATGCTAAAGTAAAATTTGTATTTAATGGAGCAACAGTTGCTGATAATGTAGACCTTACCAGTGTTGATCCAGAAAATCCAGATCTTTTTGTATATGATGTTACTAGCGATAAAATTCCAGCAGCAGATGCTTGGCATACTATTAGAGTAGAACTTGTTAACGATTTTTACCTAGATGCTGATAATGACAGGAACATTTACTTACATAGAGTAGGTTATGCTTACCAAGATCCAGTGACTGGACACTATGTAAAGGCTGCTTGGAAGGAATGGTCTAAAAATCCTAATCCTGAACCTGATCCCCTCTGGATTATAGACGCAGAACATCCTGAATCTAACATCACTGATTGGACAAATATCAGAAACTTTAATACCCGTGATTTAAAATTTAAATTTACAGACGTGCCAACCAATGAGTTTTCGGGAGAAACACCTGGTATTGAAGTAACAAGCAGAAACATTGCTCAAGAGATTACTACAAGTTTTTGCGAGTGGGAAATTGCATTTGAGAAAGACAAAGTGATAAATGGGTTTAATGATATGCCTTGCGGAGATCCATATAAAACTGATAATTTTTCATAAAATTCAAGCAGATACTGTTGTTGTAGTAACCAAACTATAAACATCAGCCCAATTCTTAACAAATGGTGCCACGCCTTCATAATGTAAATTGAAGGCGTGTTCCATTATTACGCTACGCAATCCCATTTTTAGACCAACTTCAGCATTATCAGGTTTATCTTCAATCCACAGCAGGCCACTGTCCTTGTACTCTGCTAGTACAGCGTCTTTATCTTCACCAGTATCCAAGTAAATAAACTTTTCAAACACTGGTCCAAAAAGTTTTTCAAGGTTCCTAGTCCGCAACCGTTGTGCGTTAGGATCCTTGCTTAAACTTGTAATAACATGAAAACGGTACCCTAGGTTACCCAGAAGCCTTACATAGTGCTCAGCATCTCGAAGAGCAGGCAGGAAGCCTATTGTAGCACTCTCATTAAAATAGCGCACCAATTTACTGGATTCTGATTTCTCAATGCCGTAGCGTTTGCCAACGTTATAGATGAAATTGCCGTTGGGCACCATGGTGTGTCCGTGCTCTTCCATCCAAATATTGAAGGCGTACTCCCAGTTCAACAAGCAGCCGTCACAATCGGTGAGTATTAGTTTTTTGCTATTTTCTATCATACTTTATACTAACATGAATCTACTTGGTGTCAACCGATTTTGGGCGGCCTGGTTTTTTAGCACGGTTCCAGGGATTAGTATCTCCTTCTTCTAACCCAGTATCGCCCCTAGCACACACGGTAATCTTACCACCGTTTTGGAGATACTCTTGGATTGCCTTATCATATTCTTCTTGATCTTTACTATTTCTTTTCATGATATCTCCTTGTTTGTTGTAACTTAATTATGATAGCACAGATTTAAGTGGTGTCAACCAAAAAATTTAGGGGACAACTTGGCTTCCGCGCCGTTGTTTATTGATGGCTCCACCAGAGGTCGTCTCTCGTTCTTCCCAATAGGTTATGCCTTTCGAGCATACAACCATGTTTTGGTTCACCGAGGAGCCCCGGCCCCTCGCCTACTTGGCATCGTGCGTTAGTTTTGTGGTTCTCAGCCACTTCTCGTCATAGGGCCGCAATGCCCTACTAGTCCCTGTTACCGGACACGTCATTTTTGGCTGGTGCTGACTTTTCCTCAATTTTAGGAGGCTGTTCAGCACAAACCACACCCTTAAGATTTACCTCATATCCTTCTTTGAGCATGTTATTTAACTGGGTAACTGCTCCATTCTTGATCAGGTAACTCCAGTTACTTAATGTTTCTTCACATGCTTCTTTGCTAACAAAGTGTTTAGCACTGTAGACATGAAGTACTTCGTCCCTGGGCCCGTCTGGGGTGGCGAGCACAAAACTGAATAGCAGCATAAAAACTTTGTCCATAACTAGATCCTCTTAACATAGTTGAGAACGGATTCCTTACCGCCGTGGTAGTTGCTGGTTTGGTGCCGCTTAACACGACCACGAATCTTGAGTTTATCTGGGCCGTTAAAATCTTCATTGCTAGTAAAGAACACAACAAGATTTCCAGATGCCTGAGCATTGACCACATAGCAGTTAAGTTTCTGGATGTAGTTAAACCGCATGATCTCAATGTCTAGATCCACAGTCTGTCCAACAGTGCCAACATACTCACTGGAATCGCTGAGCTCACGCTGTTGCTCTTCAACACGGTCACGTTCAAGACTGCGGTAGTAACTTTTGGGCAGGCTAGCAACGATACCAAAATCACTGGCGCGAACTTCGCCAGCCTTAACAAGAGCAAGCACTCGCTCTTCAAACTCGTTAATCTTGCCCCCAATAGCTTTGAACATCAACCCAGTATAGTAACTGATAATTTCATCAGCCACAGCAAAGTCTTCGTCGTCAGCGACGTTGTCAAAATAATAGTTGACTTTGGGATGCATCAGTGTTGCTGGCGGAGTAGCGTCTGTAATGCTGTACAGCATCAGGTGCTTATTAGCCTGATACTTGATACGAAAATCGGATTGTTCCGAACTGTTCCAAGTATCGTCCGGAATAGTATGAGTAACATACTGATCATCGTTAATGCGATAGGCCATCACACTCGCGGCCATTACATCACGGAGAGGATAAGTAGTATTGTAATCGAAGCGGGCCATGTACTGATCCTTTTGGTCCTTGTTAAACTTACTCTTATATAATAGCACAGGATACACTTTTGTCTACCATTTTCTGGGAAAAATATAGAAAATATACTGTTGCAAAAATACAACAAGCCACTGTTGAATGGGAACCCTACTGGCATGTTGTCCTGGAAGATACGCTAGATCCTGAGCTATTTGAACTTTGTAAGCAGAATTGGCCTGATATGGGTACCCATAAAACTCGTAAAAATCCCACTGAATTTAACCAAAATCGTGCTATCTACATACCCGAGCAAGGCACTATAGATTTTTGGCAGGAATACTACTTGAACATTATGGAGCATACAGAGATACAACAGGCAGTTTATGGTTTACAAGGATTAGAGTATGCTGGTGATCGTTGGACTACTAGTAGCCTCTGGGAAGACTATGCTGGCTATGGTGTTCATAATCACTACGATGGTTATACTATGAATCTGGCTTGGCAAGTTTATGTGTACTGTGATGGAGGAGAACATTGGGGAACAAGCCTTACTGACAAAAATGATCAGGAAATAAAACGGTTACCATTTACACCAAACTTGAGTTGGCTAATGCGTGTGGATGAATTTGCATGGCATAGATGTGATCCTATACCCTGCAATTTACGTCAGAGTATTATGACACGTTACATGTATAAGTTTATATCTGAGTCAACTCAATAAGCGTAGCCGATAAATTGATCTCTTGATCCGCTACCATTGGAATGTTACGCAGGCCCTTAGCAATGATTAGCACTGCTTGATCCTGGCCTTCCTGTGTGTCGCTCCACAGTTCTAGATTGTCATACATCCAGCGAAACAGTTCATCCATTTCATCTGCACGTACCTGACTGCACAGTAGTTTACGTGCTTCTAACAGTTTGCCTTCCTTAAACAAGTCAACAACTGCTAGCCTGTAGTCAGCCATTGCGCTGTCTGATTCCTGTGGACGTACTAGTTTGCCATCTACACTGTTCATCTGCACTAGGTTGATGCACTTGCGTAGATCAGGATATGTAGCCTTTACATAACTGTCCAGCGTGTCCAGATTAATCTCAACGCCTTCTGTTACCAACACCGTAGCAATACGTGCTGTAAACTCTGTGGTATCAATCTTCTCGATATGAAAGCCCTGACATCTACTGTGTAGCGCAGGAATAACCTTATTAGGATAGTTACAAGTTAGGATAAAACGTGCGGTGCTGCTATACGTTTCCATAACACCACGCAATGCTGCCTGTCCGTTTGGCGAAATGTAATCTGCTTCATCAAGTAGTACTATTTTAAATTCACCAAAAGGCATAGTTGCTACAAAGTTAGTGATACGTTCACGCACATTGTCTACACTGTTCTCACGACTGGCATTGATCTCCAGCACGTCTAAATCGTTTATTCCGAGTTGCTTGACAAGGATCTTTGCAAGTGTAGTCTTGCCTACACCAGGTGCCCCACTAAACAACAAATGCGGGATCATACCACTGGCGATCCATCCTTCGACCTGATGCTTTTGGGCATCATCACGAAACACATAACCATCAAGTGTGTCCGGCCTGTACTTTTCAGTCCAGAGTTCTTTCATTGTTGCCTCTTAGAAAAGTTATCTATTATAGTTTAACAGATTTTGTGCTTCTGTCAATTCTTGACTTGTAATATAAAGTTCTTCTCGTAACTCTTTAATACGCTTGTTTGCCTCTGTGAGTTGCTTTTGTAATTCATAAACATTGCGTTTTAGAATTTCATTTTGCAGTCCTGCGTCAGCAGTAGGTGGCATATCAACTAGCATTGTTAGTGTGTCCCATTGTTGGAGGTGTAAAATCTTCTTGAGGTTGATCATCACTGACCATAAGGATGTCTTTGGGATCCACAGTTCTACAAGTTTCTCCGTTGAGATTGAATCCCCTACTCCAGCGACCATGTGCTACTAGAACCCACTGCCCAACCGTAACGTCTTCCTGCTCAGGTCCAATAGCAATAACCTCTGCCCAGCGCGGATGGATACCTCGTAGTTCTCCGTCGTCTCCGGGAATAATAATACCACCCTTGGTAGTAATTTGATCGAACTTCATCTGTCTAACAAGAACGCCAGCATGTAGTGGCTTAAAAGTTCCTGTTACGTTTGTAATAGATACTGGCATTTTACAGTCTGGTTACTCCTGATACTTCTTTGGGCTCTTCCCTGTTTATCACAGTTGATTTAACTGTTCTTGCTGCGGCAACTGCACTTGCTAGTCCTGCACTTGGTTTAGTCTCAACTGGTTTTTCTACTACATCTTCAATTGGTGCCGCTTCTTCAACATCTTCAGTAGCTAGCTCGCTAGTTTTTACAAGCTCTTGTTCTATTCTTGGTTCCCAGTCCTGCCATGTGTCTTCAGCACTTTCAGGAATACGATCATCCTGGGGAATTTGAGTATTACTCATGTCATGATATTCACGCATAACCTGCTCACGTGTTTTGGTAATAGTTCCGTCAGGAGCAATTTCGTCTCCGCGGGCATTTACATTCATATTTCCCAGTGCCGGCACATTTTCGTTTTGACTTAATATAGCACCCAAATCAAGCTGTTTTCCCTGTGCTGATCGATATGTTCTTTTTGCCATAGATTAAACTCCTATAATATACGCATATAATATTTATCTTAAAAATTCTGTTATATCTAAATCATAGTATAAACTGTCTACTTTGTGTATCCCTATAAGGTATAGTACATAGCTTGCTACACTACTTCCACGGCCTACTCCCCATATTATACTATTTTCACGCATGATGTCAACCATATAAAGCAGGAACTGTAACAGTGGGAATAGGTTACGTTCCTGATATAATAATAGTTCTGCACCAACTCGCTGTAATTGTTCTGTATGTGTGCAACGGTCTAAACACCATTTTGCTATATCTAGTTCCTTGTATTCTGCTGGCATATGCCAGTTTTGTTGATTAAGTTTATGATACTCTGTGGGCGTACACTCTAAATCCTTTGTCTTTTCAAGTTTATAGCCAGTATAAAGTATTTCACTGGCACGATTAAATTGATCTACATCTTGTATGTTTAAACTGCGTAAATTAACACCAGGATTAGTATATAACAAGTTTATAATATCTTTCTCAGTATATACCTGCCTGCCATAGCTGTCTAAACTACCCAATATCATCTCCCTTGTCACCTGGAATAATTCTTGGTTTGAACTTGTTAAAGGGAACAACCTTACTATCTGATTTTTCACCTAGCCCAAATCCTAGATCGTGCCAGGTTTGTTCTTTGAGTTGTATACCTTCAATATCCACTCTAAAAAACACTGGGTCTTTTCTATACCAATATTCAGCAAACTCTTCATCACCAGGTTCAACTAGTTGCCTCAATAGTTCAACATCACCATCTTCACTGGTGTATGTGTGACTAATGCCTTCGCTCTGATAACTTTCTAACCAGATACTGTCAATAAACATTTTCTTTTCCATTATACTACTAATCTTGGTATACAAGCAAATAGCAAGTATTCTATCATAGGGTTCATCCGGTAGTGGATGAACTCCTATAGTGAATGGACTGGTCATTTCTCTGAGTGTAATCATATCCTTGGGACCTACTAACATGCTATTATCCAGCATGCTTTCAATCCAAACATTTACCCTGTCAGTAACAATGCTTATGTCCTGTGCTCGATCATTGTGATTGGGTATCATGTTCAAGCACATTTCCCAGCTATTAGGTAAAATTTGTCCATCTATGATAACAGTTGCTAAAAATCTATGTTTAAGTGTAATCATCGTTTATCCAATATCAATAATGTCGTCCCAGTCGTTACCACTTTCTTTACTTTTTTCCATGATTTTATCCAAGGACTCTTTATCCCTGCGGCGCCGCTCCTCAGTATAATCATCTAAAAGCATTTGTATTTGTGGAACCACAGGAGAGCCTGATCTATATGCTTGAGTTAATCTTGTATGAAGTTTTTTTAAATTTTCATTTAAGACATCATCTGACATGTCTGAAAAATCTGGTGCCAGGGGATGCATCAAAGATTGCCTTGTTTTCTCATCTTTGCACGAATTTTGGTTGCGCTAATATCATGTATTTCTTTACCTAGATCATGCTCAGTGAATGTATAACCAACACCTCTGCCATAACTAATATCTACAATGTTTGGTACTTGTATTATAGTATATTCTACACCTCTTGTAAAGCCTGAAGTTTTTAATCCAGCTTCGATATTCTGTATTACAGTAACCATGTCAAAGGGATTGTCTGTTTGGTCTGTTGTACGATTATCTCCAGCGTCGGTTCCAATAATGCCACCTACATCGCGTACCATAATACATACTTGTCCTGTTTCAGCAAGGGCTCTTTTAAACAGTTCTGTATGTCCATCATGCCAGGGTTGCCAGCGACCCAGCATTTGTGTAGTTGGCTTCTTCCAATCAAACATTGTTTCGCTCCATCCAGGTTTTTACTACTCGTAATAGTTGTTCATTTGTATCTAAAAACCATTCGCTGACATGGTAATCACATTTAGGTGGTGATTCAAACATCTTATCAGTTTGCTCAAATGTACTTCCAGACGCTGCTGGTCCATTTACACTCTGAGATTTTTTAATAGTATCCATCCATACAGTAAAATCTGGATCGAATTCCTGTCTTGCGTGTTCAGTAGGACAAACAAAGTCTGCTACTGCTACCTTACCAGCCAGTACAACACCGTCTGCTAGATGTCTCATTCTCTGTGCTTGTCTAATACGTCCTTCTGGCGTAAAATCCCAGTCATTGTATTTTTTTCTTGTTTGATCTGCGTTTATATGAACGCCGCCAATTAGTTCAGCAAAAGGCCGTGCCAGGGTAGTTTTTCCGCTCCCTGGTAAGCCAAATATTAATACTTTCATAGATCTCCATCTTTTCTGTTTTCGCTGTAGTAAGCATCAAACTCACCACCTGGATAACGTGCTTTTAATTTATTTATATTTTCAGCAATCACTTCATTTGGATCTAAATCCAGTGCCATACAAGCATTTGCCCAATACCACATGATGTCTCCTAGTTCACGCTTCATGTGAAAAATATTGTCATCATCCAATGGCTTGCCCTGGAATACAATCTTTTTAACAATTTCTGTAAACTCTCCGCCTTCTGCTGTGAGCCCTAGGGCGGCTGTAACCAATCGTGGCAAGTTGGCATCACGTTGATTAACCAGTGTAGTCCAACGATAAGAAAAGTTATTGTTGTCTTTGCTTTCTTTGCTGGTAACAGCATCTACAAATTCTGAATATTTGTTTAGATCAATCTGCTTCATTTCCAAATACCTTATAGTGTTGAAAGTTTTTGTTGAGTTCTCTTGTGTACATGTGAACGTAATATCCAATTAAAGTATTTCTACTGATGTACTCTTCTAAATAGAGTTTACAGGCCACTGATGGATTGCGAAGTATAAACTGGTACACTGGTTCAAAGATTTTTAGTACTTTTTGCCCAGCATCCATACTGATACTACCACCCCACTCTGCGTCAAACCCATCTAACCAATGGCTAGCGTAGTGGTTGAACATCTGGCTATGATTTACGATAGTGCCTAATTTTGGTTCAAAGAATAGTCTAATTTCTTTTAAATCTGTCATAAAAAAACTCCTGTAGCACTTATTATACTACAGGAGTCTTTAAAGTCAATTATAATCGCCGCCTTGATTATTAAGTTGGTTTTGGGATGCGGCGGCAGCTCTGCGCTGTTGATTTGCCTTAGCTTGTGCTTGAGCTTTATCTAATTCGGTTTGTGCGCCAATATCAATTTCGCCCTTAGACCCGTAAGGCTGACTACCCATTGTTGCACTAGTTTTTCGTCCACGAAGTACGGCGCCAACGCCTGCGCCTGGAGTAGCCATGGCTGCTTGTTGCTGTTGTTGTAGTTGGGCAGCAGCAGCTCGAGCATCTGCTTGAACCTGAGGAGTAACTCCGGGTAAATTAGCTGCACCTTTGCTTCCTAGTGTTTGGTTAAGGGTCCGTCCACCCTGCATCACATCTGCCATTGCAGTATCTTGCATGTTTTTACCTGCAGCCGTATTGCCAGCTTTTGCTATTTTCTGAGCGAGTATTTCTGCTGCCTCTGCATCCTGTGCACCAGTTGTTGCTTCTAAAATGTCTAGGTATTTTCTAAAAAAGTTTGGTCCATATTCAGTCATTGTTTAACCCTTAATTTAATATGCACTTACTGCCACACGTTTCCAAATAACGGTTGAACCGTCATATGTGCCTGTGCAAACATAAATGTAACTGCTATCCACTGTTACATGCCCTGCTACGTCGCCACTCTGTCCAATATTAGCTGGGGTGCGAACGTCTGCTTTTACGCGACTGCGAGTAAGATCATTTACTGCTACTGTTGTACCAGCATCATCTGTTGTAAATTCAAAAATATATGTTCCGATAGCGTCAAATGTAATAACTTTTGTTGCTGGAACGATGCCTTGTAGTGTGTTGGCACCAATAGTAACACTACTAGGTAGTGTAACAGTGTGAGCAACGTTTGCTACTGTAATTTCTACTCTTAGTCTGCTAAGTGTGCCACTTGCACTAAAATTACTAA